TCAAGCCGCGACCTCCGCCGCCTTGCCGGTCGCGAACCCGAACGCGCCGCCGTGGGCCTTGGCGGCTTCCTCGCCCTGCTCGAACATAGCCCAGTGGAACGGTACCACATCGCGGAAGTGTCCGTGGTCGCGGACGACGCGGGTGAGGAACCCCGGCCCGCTCTGGTCCCACACGCCGCGATAGACCAGCACCGAGTGCGGCAGGTCACGGATCGCGTGCCAGAGCATCGGGTGGTTTCGCGTCGCACCGAGCACCGACGGCGAGAGCATGTGCGGGCGGCTCGCGCCGTGGCTGGCGATCGTCGAGCAGAACGCGCCCACGCCGACGACGAGTTCATCCAGCGGGCGGAGCGGCAGGCGATCGGGATCGACGAACACGCCGCCTTCGCGGGCGAGCACTTCGTAGCGCAGGAGGTTCAGCCGCGCCGCCGACCCCGCGGGCTCGCTGAGGTCGAGCGTCTGCTGCCACTGATCGTGGTTCAGGATCGGCGGCCTGGTCTCGAGCGTGAATGTGACGACATCCCACTCGGGATGCAGCGTCTGCCACGCGTGCTTCCACGCGGTAAGCCGCTGACGGTCGGGAGACTCGGACAAGTCGGCCGTGTAGATGACCTTCGGGATCACGCCTTCACCTCCTCTTCGCTGCTCAAACCGCTCTGCTGCCACTTGGCGGGCGGCACGCCCTCCATGCCTCCCTCGATGAACGACGACGCGCCCTCGCCGAGCGCCACGGACTGCTGGGCGCTGCCGGAGCCTGAGCCGGAACCGGGCGGGCCCGAGCCACTTTCGCTCCCGCTGCCGCTCGAGGAACCAGACGAACTGCCAGATCCCGACGAGCTTCCAGAACTCAACATGGACGAGCCACTGGACTTGCCGCTGCCGGAGTTCGATCCACTGCCGCTCGAGGAGCCTGATCCCGATCCAGAACTGGACCCTGATCCAGAAGATGATCCAGACGCGGTCGCCTGCGTCGCGGGCATGTCGTTGTGGACCCACACGCCGTCGGCCAGGAACACGTTCAGCCCGGGCACATGGACCGCAACCGTGGTCACGCGATCGCCAACGCGGCTGATCGTCTCGACGCGCTCTTCGCTGAGGTCGTGCCGCACGAGATAGTCGCCGACGAGCACGAACTCCGCCGAGACGAACCCGACCTCATCGCCGCGGCGCAGGAGCACCGGGTGCTCGGGCGTGAGCCGCAGGCGACTGTTGATGGTGATGAACCCGTCGTGCGTGCCGATCTTCACGCTGGCCACGGAGCCGGTGACCGGCGTGAGCACCGCTTCGGCTCGCTGACGCAGCCACCGGTACTGGGCTCGCCAAGACACATCGCGGTCCAGACCCGCCACGTCGAGCGCCGCGACACGGTCGCCCGGCTGGAGCGCCTCGACCGGCTTGGTCGATCCGTCGGCCAGCACCACGGGCGTGCCCGCGAGCACGCAGTTGGAACCGGGGCCGGAGCCACCAGGACCGCTGCCCCCCGGGCCAGAACCACCAGGTCCCGAGCCGCCCGGCCCGGACCCGCCCGGACCAGATCCACCGGGGCCGCTGCCGCCGCCGCTCGATCCTCCGCCACCTGATGACCCGCCGCCGGACGAACCGCCGCCCGATGAACCACCGGATGACCCGCCCGAAGACATGCCCGAGGACATACCGGAACTGCCACCAGACGACATGCCAGACGACGCCCCCGAACTCGCGCCCGAGGACATGCCGCTCGACGCGCCCGAGGAACTCCCGCCACCGGAACTGCTCATGCCCGATGAGCCCGTGCTCGACGGCGTCTGCGACGAGTCGGTGGTCATGCCGCTCGACGACATCGGCCCGCTGCTCGACGGCGTGTGTGTCGTCCCCGGTGTGTTGCTCGTGAACGCGCCGGTGGTGTAGAACGTGAGCGTCGGCGTGCCGCCCGGTCCGGTCGTGTAAATCACGTCGCCCGTGGTCGAGTAGCTCGCGGGCATGCTCGGCGTGCTGGTCGGGGTCGAGTACGTGCTCTCGGGTGTGGAGCCAGACGGCGTCGAGTAGTTGCTCGACCCGCCGCCTTGCGGAGCGCGTCCCGTCGCCCAGACCGGAATGTACAGGTAGTACCGCGTGGGGCCGTCGCTCATCGTGCGGCCTCCTGTCGCGGGGCGCTCGCCTTGGGACTGGGCTCGTACCACCCGTCGGTGCGGATGGGCTTGCCGCACTCGGCCGCAGCCGCCTTCACCGCGTCCTCGAAGGCCATCTTCTCGAAGACTTCCAGGGCGCTTCCGGGCGAGCAGTTGACCACGCGGAAGCGGTGCTTCTCAAAGTGCGGCTTGAGAGCCTCGAACCGGCGCGACAGCGAGTCATACAGCACGTTGTTGTGCCGGATCGCGTTGGCCGCGCGGTGCTCGTCGAAGGCGTACTTGCGCTCCGCGTCCATCCTGAAGTCGCAGCCGAGCAGGTACACCGTCGAGAACCCGAGGTAGTGCAGCAGCCGGAGGGCGACGAGCATGACCGAGCGCTTGCCGGTGATGCCCAGCGAGTCGGGGTTCTTTGCGTCGTTGCCCCATGAGACCGTGTCCCCGGTGAGGAATCGCTCGTGGTCGAAGTGGTCGCTGCGGCGGAAGAACAGCACGCCGGGCATCTGGTGGACCTTGAAGGCGCTGTTGCGGAGCGTGCCGTCGGGGTTCATCACCTTCAGCCGCTTGTCCCACATGCAGGTCGGCACGAACTTCAGGATGCCCGGGTCCTTCCAGCCCACGTCAATGAATCGCCCGGGATCATCCACGCAGGTCCAGAGCGTCGGTCGCCGCACGGACCAGGCGTTGTTCACGGCCATCGTGACGATGCCGCGGGCGTCCAGCAGCGACAGGTCGATCTGCTTGAGCGACGGCCCGGAGAGCATGAGGAACGCGGTCCGGCCCCCCGTCCCCCGGTAGAACCCGCTGAGCGACACCGACTCGAACGTCGGCGGCGCGGTGTAGAGGCGCAGGCCATCCCGGGCGGGCTTGCGCGCCTTGAGCCCGGCTTGCAGCGCCGCGATATCGGACTGGTTCTCACGCACCGCAGCACCCCCCATCACTCTTGAACCGCCCGACGATGTAGCGGGACCCCGCTTTGGGCCTGTCAACGACGCCGACGCGGGCGATGCGCTCCAGCCACCACTCGAGCGGCCGCACCGTCGGGTGCAGACCTTCGCCGGCGACGGTGGTCGTGCTCGGCCGCGTGCAGATCGAGAAGATGAACCGCCCGCGCGGCACCCCGACGCGGCGCATCTCCGCGAGCGTCAGATCGACGTCCTCGGGCAGGAGGTGCTCGAGGGCGTCGAAGCTGGTGACGACGTCCGCGATGCCCGCCTGCAGGGCGGTCGCGTGCATCGGGCGCACGAGGTCCGCTTCGGGGAACGCGAAGTCGATGCCCAGCCCGTCGATGCCGAGGCGACGCAGCTCGCGCACAAGGTCGTTGCGGCCGCAACCGAAGTCCACCACGAACCTCGGCTTGCTCTCCTGGATGAGCGGGATCGCCGCCCGGCCGTGGTTGGTCGAGCCGTACGTCGAGCCGGGCTTGTTCGCGAGCGCCATGTACTTGGCCCGCTCCTTGGCACGCTTGGCATCCAGCGGCGATGCCGGTGCGGGTGTGGTCGTGGTCATTCGGCACCTCCGATGTAGAGGTTGAACTTGCGGTCCTCGTCGGCGGGGTCGGCGATCTCAATCAGGCTCATGGCCTCAAAGACCCACACCGGCCTACCCCGGCTGTTGCGCTCGCAGGTGAGCTGCACGCACACGCCTTCCGGGATCGGCACGAGCTTGGGCTTGAGCGATCGCGCGGGCGGGCACTTGGGCAGCACGCCCGGGAGCTCGCACACCGGGCCCAGCCCCAGCAGACCCCCGAACCCGGAGCCGGGCTCGGAGTCGGGGGGGTTCATGTGGTGGGCCTCGAAGCGGTTGATCGCCAGGCGTGTGGGGTCCTCGCCGCCGCTGGGGGCCTGCGAGGTCAGGCCGTTCTCCACCGGCACGTAGCGCAGGTAGTCCGGGCTGCCCGGGTTGCCGTCGATCTGGGCTTCCACCCACGGATATCGCCAGCGGTTGCGCTCGGTGGGGATCGGCTGGGCCACGCCGAGGATCGCGGTGATGCGTCCGGGTGAGGGGCGGCCGAGTTCGATCACGGCCCACTTCTCGCCGGTGCCATCCTCCTTCCACAGGATCGGGATGCCGCCCATGGGCGTGCTGGCCAGGACCGTCTCGTCGGCCGCAAGCTCGCAGGTGGTGTCGGTCGCGTTGGTGATGTAGACCCGCGCGGTCGTCACGCCGGTGAGGACGCACGGGCCGAGCGCATTGGGCTTGATCGGCTGGAGCGCCACTGCGAAGGCGAGCGTGTCGGACTCCTCGGTCGCCACGTCACCCGTTAGAGGCGTGCGGCTGTGGAATGTCCGCTCCTGATCGTCCTCGCCGGGCTCGACGAGCACGCCGGTGATCGCCAGCGCGTGGTACGGCTCGATCTCTTCGCCCGAGTCGTTGCGGACCAGCACGATGCCGCGCTGCACCGATTCCATGAGCGGGCCCGCGACGGCTTCGCCGCGCCCCTGACGCCGGCGCAGGTCGACCGCCGCATCGACGAACGCGTTGTACGCGCCGGCGGGGATGCGGAGCGGCTGGCCGGAGCGGACTTTGCGGAGGTCGTCAGGCATGGTGAGGGGGTGGGGTCAGATTCCCAGTGCTCCAAAGTTGGCGTCGTCGTACACACGCTCGACATAGGCCGCGATGGGCTTCTTGATGATCGCGCCGGACCCGGTGTCCTCCGCGTCGGCGTAGCGGACCCACAGGTACTCCCACCCCTTCTTGTTGATCCCGGTGACGGGACCGACGGTCAGGTTCGTCTGGTTCGGGCTGGCCGCAAACCGGAACGTCATCTCCCAGTCGTCATCCGGGCCGTCGCCGCGTTTGGAGCCTGTTGCGCCGAGAAAGAGCACCTCGCCCGCCGCGAACCCGCGGAACGAGCCCGCGTTGGTCTTGCCGGTGCAGGAGAAGATCGCGCCCTTGTACGACGCGGTGACCTGGGCGTCCGTGAAGTAGTGCGTCTCGGAGAACTGGTACACGGGGACAGTGATGTCGACGCCCTCGACACCGTCGGCGGTGACGCCGATCGCCCCGCCGAAGTCCGGCGCGGTGGTGCCGGGCGCGGGGCGGCGCTGCATGGTCTGCAGGCTCTGGGTGATGTGCTGTGTGCCGCCGCCGGTCTCGAAGTTGAACGAAGACTCGCTGGGCGTTGGGTTCCCGCCGCTGTCGCTGGAGCCGTAGCGCACGGTCACGTCCCAGAGTTGCGGGCCCAGCGGTTCAATCTGCACGTTCTGCCGCGCGAGGCTGTCATAGGTCGCGGGTGAGGCAGTCTGCGCCGCGTTGCGGGCCACGAGGTCATCCGGGGTGCCGCGCACGATGTAGCCGAGCTCCGCAGACGACTGCGATGCTTGGTTCGCCTTGGTGGAGCGGCGGCTCTCGAACTTCTCAAAGACCTCAACCGGCACGAGTGATGACCTCCTTTCTTGGGGTGGGGATCAGGCGAACCGCATTCCGTTGTCCACGCTTGCATCGAGAAGGCGCTTTGTGTTCTTGGCCGTTGCCTCGGTGGCGGTGGCCGTGCGCTCGGCGGCATCGCCACCGGTGCCGAGGCCCGAGACGGCCGCGGAACTGAACGTGCCGGTGACGCTGATGCCCTTGCCGATGGCCGCCCCGAGACCGGACAGGCGCTCCTCAAAGTCCGCGAGAATGTCCCGCTGTGGACGACCAGGTCGCTTCTCAGCGTCGGCGGCCTCGCGCTTCTTGCGGGCCTCCTCGATCGCGGCGGCGAGTTTCTGTTTGGCGGCGTCGAGCGCGGCCTGTGACTCCGCGAGTCCTGCCGCCGTGTCCTTGCGCAGGGCTTCCTGCGCGTTCTCGAAGTCCTGTCCGATGCCCGCCAGCGTCGCCTCGTGCATCGCGGCGGCGTCGCGGCGCTGGGCCTCGCGTTCCTTGTCGCGTGCGGTCACCGACTGCTGGGCAGCGTTCTCCAGCTCGACGAGTCGGGACTCGAGCTGCTGGTCCACGGCCTTCTTGGCGGCGTCCACGTCGAGCCCGTCATCGAACAGCCCTTGAATCTCCAGCATCCGCTTAGCGACCCAGGACGAGGCTTCCTCCCAGATCATCTGGAAGCCGGTGGCGAAGCTCGTCCAGGTCTTGGAGAGGAAGGCCGTCGTCTCGATCCACGCGACCTCAAGGGCGTGGAACACGATCTCCGCGGCGGCCAGCGCGCCGTACCACATGGAGTAGGCGGTCGAGACGAAGAACTCCTTCGCGCCCAGCCACGCCTTGTTGAGCGCCGCTACGCCCTGCTGCCAGATCACCTTGAGCGAGAGCCACAGAATCTCGGCGGCTAATGCGATGTCGCCAGCGGCGAGAGCGTCGGAGATGCCGCCGACCACCTTGCCGACCCAGTCACGCAGCTCGGTGAACTTCTCAGCCAGCCATGACAGAGCTTCGCCGCCCGCGCCGGTGACGACCAGCAGCGTGCCGCCAAGCGCCACGATCGCGGCGATCGTCAGACCGACCGGCGTCAGAATCGCGCCGATGGCGGCCCCGATCAGACTGAACGCCGCGCCGATCCCGCCGATGACGGCGGCCACGATGCCAAGCGCCGCCCCGATGCCGGAGATGATGTATCCCAGCCCGACGATGGCAATCCCCGCTACCGCGACGGCCGCCGCGACCTTGAGCGCCCAGACCACCGTCTCTTTGTTCGCCTTCACCCACGCCGTGGCGCTGACGACGATCCGCGTGATCCGCTCGGTGAGGTCTTTGATCGTCGGTGCCAGCGCCCCACCGATGGTGAAGACGCCCTGCTTAAGGACCTTCCAGAGCGTGCCGAGCGCATCGTTGAGTTCCGCCGCATCGCGGGCGGTCTCGGTGCTCACGGTGAGTCCGAGCTTGCGGGCCTGCTCCTGCATCTCGTTGATGCCTGCTGCTCCGTCGGCCATGAGCGGGAGCAGCTTCGTGCCCGCCTTGCCGAAGAGCTCCATCGCCATCGCGGCACGAAGCGCCGGGTCTTGGATCTGGGAGATCCGGTCGGCCAGCAGCTTGAACTGCTCGTCGGGCGAGAGCTTGGCCAGGTCCTGCACGGTGAGCCCAAGCCGTCCGAGCGCCTCGTTCGCCCCCTTCGAACCCTGCGACGCCTCTGTGAGCGTCTTCTGCATGACGCGGAGGCCGTTCTCCAGCGTCTCCATATCCGTGCCTGAGAGGTCGGCGGCGTAGCCCAGCTCGCTCAGGGCCTCGACACTCACGCCCGTGCGAGCGCTCATCTTGTCGAGCGCATCGCCCGAGTCGCTGAACACCTTCGCCGTGCCGAGCAGCGCCGTGATCGCGGCGATGCCGATGCCCGCCATCTTCGTGCCTATTGAGCGCAGCCCCGCGCCGAAGGCTTCGAGCTTCTTCTGGGCCGCCTTGAGTCCAGCCGACAGCTTGTCGCTGAAGCCCAGCTCAATGAAGGCTCGCCCGGCTCGGATGCCCCGCGTATCGGCCACGTTTAATCACCCTTTCTTGATCGAGTTCCGCCACAAGAGCGGCAGGTTGGGCCGCTCCTTCTCCATCGCCGGAGCCATGTATGGCCGCGGAGCGATCTTGACCTTCTGCGACGTGAGCTTGCCGCCGCGTCTGCGAAGCACGACGACTTCGCCGCCATACTCCAGAGCGCTCGGTGCCTCGCTCTTCTTGACTCCCACCGGCCCGACAACCACCGAGTCGTTGGGCTTGTCGTACCCGAAGAGGATCAGCCGACGCAGGCTGCCCTCGTGCGAATGGGGAGGGCTCCCGGCGGGTGCCGACCCCTTGCGTTTGCGGATGCTCGTCTTCGCCGCCGTGCGGATGAACGCGCCGGCCTTGCTGAGCACTTTCCGCTTGGCGTTGTCGACCGCCGCCATGACGACGTGGCGATCGAAGAACATGTCCTTGATCCGCATGGTGATCACGCACCACTCCCCGCCCCCCCAACCGGACCGCCATTCCCGCCGCCGGTGCCAGCGAGACCGCTGCCCTTCTCCAGACCCTTGTTGAAGGACGCTTCCTTCTCCTTGCGGAGACGGCCCGACCCGATGAATAGTCCGACGATGCCGGTGAGCGCGGGCAGCGCCGGCCCGAGCACGGGCAGGCCCGCGACGGTCGGGCCAACGGTGTCGAGGGCCGAGAGCGTGAGTTGTCCCAGCAGCCCGCGGATCTCGCCAGCCTTCTCGATGTTGCCCTTCCACTGCGCGCCGGTCGTCTGCGTGAGGTTGAACCAGTTCTGGTACTCAACCTCGGCCTCGTTGAGGCTCAGCGTCGACGGCAGGCCGGTGGTCTGCTGAATCGTGTTGGGCGTCTTGACCTTGACGATGTCACCAAGGTCGAGGCCGGCGCACGACGCGAGCACGAGCGCCAGCAGGATCAGGGCACCGAGATAGACGTAATGGCGGGTGGTCAGGCTCTTCATGCACGGGTCTCCTTGGCGACCTCCGGCATGCGGCGGTCGATGAACACGTCTTTGAGGACCGACACGTCAACCTTGACGGGGCGGGCGGGCTTGTTGAATGGGTCGAAGTCGGATGGCTTGAGCAGGCGGGATCGCTTGGGGTCGCGGGCGGTGTTGGCCACCACGGACATGACGGCGGCGGCGATCGACCAGTCGTGGCGCTGGCGGCCGTCGAGCATCGCGACCAGCTCCCGCAGCGTCAGGGGCCCGGGGTCGAGGCCGAGGGCTCCGGCGCACTGGTAGATGAACTTCCAGACATCAGCGGCTCGGGGAGGGGGGGCACCATCCGGTTCACGAGCTTGTCCAGCTCGCTCTCGCTGGTCAGCGTCTCGATCCGCTTCTCCGTCAGGTCGCGGGCCTTGTCCAGAACGCGGTTCGTGGCCTGGAGCACACGCCCGAGGTTGGCTCGGTCCCTCGGGCTCGGGCAGAAACTGATGAGTTCGTCCAGCACCGCGCCAGTTGCGGCATCGATGGCGTCGCCCGCCATCGCCTTGCCGAACTCCTCGTCGGAGACCTTGGCGGCGTCCGCCTCGGGCTTGCAGACCGCGTAGACCACATCGCACAGGAGCACCGGGTCGCGGATGAACTTCTCGATGAGCGTCCCCTCGATGACCTGCATGAGGTCGACACCCGTGAGTCCGCGCACGCGCTTGAGCGTGGCGACGTTGATGTCCACCGTCCAGGTTCGACCTGCGTTGTCCTTGAACTGCCGCATCCGTGCCTCCGTTAAGACGCTGTGCCGGTTGCACAGCCGTTGAACACCTGTTGCACCGACTCCGCCGCCGGGGTTACGAACCGATCCATGAAGGCGCCGTCGCCGAGTACGTGACCTTCGCGGTCACCGACACGGTGATGGCCTCTTCGAGGGCTTCGCTGCGGCTGAAGTTGGTGATCGAGAAGTCCGCCTGCAGGCCTTGGCCCGCGGCCGCATCGAGGATCTGCAGGCCGATAGGGTCGTTGTTGAAGAACGCGTTCTTGATGGCGGTAAACCCGGCGTCGCCGGTGTCCCAGACCATCTCGAACTCCACACTCGCTTCCTTGAGCGTGGCGACGGTTGCCCGCCACCCGCTGTTGGCTCGTGTGGTCACGTCCGCCTCGCCCGCCTCCAGGTTCAGCGTCACGTCGCGGGTGTTGCCCAGCGCCGTCCACGCACCCGCGCCTGCCTGACCACCCGTCTTGTACTTGAGGGCAGCCTCCATGCCGAGCTTGATTGCCATCGCTGACTCCTTTCACTCGGCGCTGTGGCCGACCACGAAGACCGTCTCGCCGCCCTTGCATTTGACCAACAGGTCCGCCAGGTTCACCCGTTCGAAGTAATACTGCGTGCCCGGCGCGACATCGATCGGATCCGTCTTGCCGTCAGACAACAGCAGGTCCTGCGTGTTCTTGTGTGACGCCGTGAGCGTGAAGGTCGCCACGAGCTTCGTCGCCGACAGCGGCTTGTCGCCTCCATCCAGATCGACCTTGAAGATGATGGCATTCCTCACGCACTACCTCCGCTCGCGGTACGTCACACTCAGGACACTCGTGAACACCCGGTGCTGCTCGAGCGCCTCGCTCGACACCACCGGCTCGTTGTTGATCCCGACCCACGCCGCGTCGGGGAAGGCTTCCAGCCGCTTAAACCGCAGGTGATCCGCGATCGCCTCCACCAGCACAAGCAGTTCGTCGATCGCCGTGTCCGCCCCATCGGCAGGCAGCTTCTTCTGCACGCCCACATCGACGATGTACTCGATTGCCAGGCTGTCCCGCGTCACCGGCGACATCTGCAGCGTGCGGGGAACCACCGAGACCCGCAGGTCCTTGAGGTTCTCCAGCGTGAACGCGGGCTGGTACATGCGGACGGCCGTGACCGGCTGCCCGAAGGACCCGGCGCTCACGTGCGCCGCGACGGCGTCGGCGAGGGCGGCGATCGTGCTCACGGGCCACCTCCGATGACGGGCGAGCCCGTAGTCGGCACGCTCTGGCGCGGCGAGTTGGAAGTCAGCCCGGAGAGCTTGCCCTCGAGGAACCAGATCTTGCGTTCCATCTCGGCGTACTGAGCGCGGATGCTGCGGGCCTCGCCGATGAACTCGTCGAGCCGCTTCTCCACCTGCTGGAGCTTGGTAGTGACCACGCCCCATTGGATGGTCATCGCGCCCGCCGCGAGCACGACCGTGACAATCACGCCGGCCCACCGAGCACTGCCGCTTTGTCCGTTGCCTTCTGCCATCGTTACTCCGTTGCGATGTGCTTGGTGTGAATCCGAAGAACCCTTCGGTACGGGTCGCTGTACCGGAACGGCGGCTGCCCTCTCGGCGCGTTGACCTCGTACACAAACACTGCCGTCCCGACCGTCTCTCGCACCTGATCGCCCGCCCGCGGGAGGATCAGGCCAGCTCCCAGATCCAGGTCCACCGTCCGCACGAGGAAGTCCCGCGACTCCACTCGGTGAATGAGCCCCGCGTCGTCGGCCTGCTCGAACTCGGTCTTGCCGATAGTGGCCTGTACTTCTTTCTCGTCCGTACCACGCCGGTAAAGGACCGGGCGGGAGAGGTGCTGGTGACGCTGGGCATCGAGAAATGCCGCGCCGCGATCGAGCAGGTCGCCCACAGGTGCTCCTTGGGGGGTTATTGCTGCAGGCGAACGCGAACGATGGTGTCCGCATCGACGGTGGCTTTCACCGCCTTGCCGATCAGCTTGTTCGCGCCGGCGGCCGCGTTCTTGGTGGCGTTCTGGGCGGCCGCATCCCAGTAAGTGAGCGTGCCCGCGGGGATGGCGCTGCCCGCGCCGACCGCCTTGTTGAAGTCGAAGACGCCGGTGACAGCGATCGATCCCAACTGGCCTGCCTTGATCGGTGCCTGCGTGACACCGATGAGGTCGGCCTGCACCACCACCGCGCCGACGAGCACGTCAGCGCCCGGGGTGTAGTCGATCGAGCCGCCTTCCTGAACGAACTTTGCTGGTCCTGAAGCCATTCCTGAACCTCCATCTGTTGGTGGGCCATCGGTGTCGATGCCCGATTGCTGATCGATGCCGCTTCCGAGTTCGCTGGGGAGCTCGCCGCCGAGCCCCCCAGCGCCGGTGCTGACCTGCCCGGGCATGGCTTACACCTCGCCCTTGCTCTTGACGCCGCCGCGCGGGTCCTGCAGGTTGACGCCGAAGTCGTGGTACCCACGCATCCGGATGCCGAGCATGTTGAAGTCCGCGTCCGACGTTTCGACGGTCGGGGCTTCCTGGCCGTTGAGGAATGCCATCTCGATGACCGGCAGGTCGCTGGGGTCCGCGAGGAGGTACCACGCCTTGGCCGAGTTGCCGGTGTAGAGCGCGTTGGACAGGTAGCGGCTGACCTCGATGCGGAACTTGCCCTGGTGCGGGTTGGCGACTGGGAACTTGGTGTTCGCGGTCGTGTCCCGGAGCTCGACGCTCTTGTAGAGCTGCGTGCCCATCGCCGAGAGCGCCGTCGGCACCAGCAGGATCGCGGGCATCACGCCGGTGGGCTTGCCGTCGGAGTCCACGAGGTCCATGAAGGCGACCTCGCCCTTGGTGAGGCCATCGATGCCGAGGGCGGTGTCCGCACCCGAGATGAAGTTCTTATTGCCGGCGCTGAAGAACGCGGCGTTGTTCAGGAACGCCGTCCAGAAGACGTCGTTGATCTTCAGACCCGAGCCACGGCCGAGCTTGCGGGGAACCGTGGTGATCGCGCCGAGGTCGTCGTTGATGATGTCGCGGCGATCGATCGAGAGCATCAGGCCGTAGGTGTCGGCCTTGTTGGTGTACGTCTCCTCGCCGAGCGTGCCCTGCTTGAGCTCGCCGCCGGGGGCGACCTGCTCGTACTGGTCCTTGCCGACCAAGCGGTAGCTGGTGACGGTCTTGAAGTCGCTGACGTTGCGCACCGCGCAGATGCTCCGCCAGACGCGCTCGACGCTGAAGAAGCCCTCCAGCAGGAACTTGTTGGCGACGTTGGAGAGGATGCCGCCCACGTCGATGGTGGTCATGCCCGCCTCGATCCCGCGACCGAAGGCGGCTTCGAGCACGCGGCGGCTGTCGCGGAACGTGCGGCCCGTGTAGCCGTTGGCGATCGCGGCTTCGAAGAGGAGTTCCTGCAGGCCCAACCCGCCCTGGAAGCGCTTTGCGGCGATCTCGATGGCCTGCGTGGAGCAGACCTTCTCGATGCCTTCGAGCTTGGCGCTCTGGAAGCACGCGGCTTCGAGCACCTCGCTGGTGACGCTGTTGTCGGGCGCGTGGATGGCCGGGGCCTTGGGGCGGCTCGCGCGGAGGACCTCGAGCTCGGTGCGCGTCGCATCCCAGTTGTCGCGGATGGCCTGGGCCTCGATGCTCGTGTGCTTGCCGCCGCAGACCTTGCGGATCGACTCGATGCGCGCGGTCTCGGCGAGCGCCGCGGCACGGATCTGCTCGGGCGTCTGCTCGGTCCCGGTGACGGGGGCATTCGCAGAGGGAGACGGAGTGGGATTGCAATCGTCGGCCATGACGCTGGGCTCCTTGTGAAGACGCGCGGCGATGCTCGCGCTGGTGCGGCCGTCTGCGCCGAGATCCACGAAACTGATCTCGCCGAGCGTGGCCTTGCGGACGACGTAGACCGGACCACTGAGGTCCTGCCCGTTGACCGTCGCCTTCTGGTTGTCCTTGATGAACTCGAACTCCTCGACACTCGCGCCGACGGAGGCCTGCCAAGGGAATCCGTTCCGACTGGAGGCAACGACCTCCTTAGCGGCGGGCGTATCGCGGGAAATCACGCCGGTGGCGATGAGCTGACCGGCTTCCACGCGGATGCTGTCCGTATGGCCGACGCCCGAGAGCGGGTCGTGACCGAAGCGGATGGGACGTGCCTGCGAGGGCACCCCCAGGCCCGCGAGGTCGATCACCACCGGGGCGCGCCAGCCACCGACCCGCATCGCGCCGCCGGTGTACGCGACCATCTTGAACCGGGGCAACGGCGCGCTCTGGCCGTCCGCCGCGGCGGCGAAGGTGATGTCGGCAGTCGCGGTAAACGTCAGCGCGGGCAGGATCTTCATGGAGTCAGTTGGCACTGGCACTGGCGGTCTCCTCGTCAACGGTGTCTGCGGGGTCGGCGTCGTCGTCCGGGGCTGAGGGCTTTGTCGTGCTCGTCGCCGGTGACGCGGCGGCGGGCGAGAGCCCCAGCTCGTTCATGAGCGCGAGCTCTTTGGCCCGCTGGCGGAGCTCTTGCTCCCAGTCGCGGCCCTGCCGGGCGAACTCGACGGCGAGCGTGGTGGTGTGGTTGGCCAGGCGCGTGGCCTGGGCGCTTGCTTCCTTGGCGGGATCGACGTGCTCGACGCCATCCCAGAACCAAGCGTGCTCCGGCAGCGTGCGTGCGATCGTGCGGAGTGACTGCGGGAGCAGCCCCTCGACCAGCACCGCCTCGTTGAGCCACGCCTTGAGGATGCGGTCGAGCACGGCGAGCTGCATCTGGTGCTGCTCGACGCGGATGCTCTTGAAGTACACCTGGTGGTCCAGGCGGCCGCTGGCGTAGTTGTACCCCGAGGAGTTGCCCGCCGCGACGTTGAACGGCATGTTCAGGCAGCGGGCGATCTCGTTGAGGATCTCGCGCTTGAACTCGCCGAACGTCGTCGTCGGCTGCTCGGCGTGGACCTGCCCCAGCTTCCATCCGCCAGGCAGGACGGTCGCCAGTCGCTGCTCGAGCTCGACCTCGTCCATCGGCTCCAGCGGATCGGCCTCGCCGTTGGCCGGTGCGTCGGTGTAGATCACGGCAGCGAAGTTGGCAGCGGTCTCTGCGGCGGCGATGGTCGCCAGCGTGTAACGGCGGAGCTGCGCGAACAGCGGCAGCGCCGGCGTGATGTCGGGGATGCCGCGGAGCTGGCCCGGGCGGTCGGCCCGGAAGTAGTGCACCACCGACGCGGCGGGGAGCGTGTCGTACGCCAGCAGGTCGTCGATACGGGCACGGAGAGCGCTGCTGTCGCCGGGGTGACGCTTGAGCACTCGGTACGCGGAGGGGTTACCCCACGCGTCGAGCGCGATGCCGTCGATCTCGTCGTTGCGCCCGCGCCGGAGGAGGGGCGAGCAGACCTGGTCGGCCTCGATGAGCTTGACGTCGAGCGAGACCTGGGACAGGACTCCGGGGTTGTTCACGAGCAGCGCGAACGCCTCGCCGGTCTCGGCGCGGGCCATCCGCATGGTGCGGAGCTTGCCGGGCAGGTCGACCGCGCGCGACCACTGCTCGAAGGCGTCCTCGATGCGGGCGTTGGCCTCGGCGTCGCCGGTGAGCATCTGCAGCCGGGGACCGGTGCCGATGGTGTCGTTGGCGAGCGTGAGGACGATGCCCTTGGCGTAGGAGTTGTTGGCGACCTCGTAGCGGGCCCGGTTGCGGAGGACGCGACGGACCTCGGGATTGATCGCAGCATTGGGCGACAGGCCGTCGGCGTTCGCCCAGTGCTTGCGGTTGTCGGCGGTCGTCTGAGCCGAGTCGAACTTGGCGACGACCAACCGGCGGCCGCCGCGAGACCCACGTCCATACGAGTCTCGCGGCGCCGCCGGGGAGGGAGAGGCGGCGGAGTTACCGAGACCGACCCGGCTCATGATGTTGGCGATGGCTTTCAGCATGAGTCGGTCAGACGGAACCGGGGGGCACGATCTTGGCGAACTTGATGCCGAGGCCGGGCTTCCTCGCGGCGTCCTTGGACGCGAGGAAGCGGACGACCTCGATCTGGTCCTTCAGCGGGTGCTGCTCGACGGACTGCCCGTCCACCGACGCCTTCGCGGGCTGCGACGCGTTGTCGCGGATGGCCTGGTCGAGGTTGGGGGCAGGATCGGGCAAGGTGCAGTTCTCCATAGAGCACCTAACCCGTTGCACGCTGTGATCCCGAATCGCGTGCCTCGAATGCGCCAAGTTGTTCCACCGGTAGAACCCGGCTGGCTCGGTTAGGCTCCAAGCCGCTCTGTAGTCGTCACGCGCCGGCCGCAGTTCCGGCACGCCCGACGGCGGCGGATCACGCCTCCAAGCGCCGCACGGGTGTAGAGCACCTCGAAGTGACGACACCCGCACTTCGGACACGCCAGCCCTTTGGCTTGGACCCCGCTCGGTCGTGGTGTAGGCTTGGGCTCGTTCACGGCTTGCCTCTCCTCAGTTGCGAGAGCTTCAGCCGTGGCCGCGCGACGACCTTGGCGTCGGTCCCGAAGAGGACCGCCCCCTCCATCGACGCGGCGACCGCGCAGCCCACGAGGCCGTCAAGCCAGTGGTTGTCGAGTCCCTCAACACGGAGCTTCCACTCGTCGACCGTGCGGCCACGCCCCTCGGTCCGCACCCGGTACTCGCTCGTCAAGTGCTCGGAGAGGAGCCGGTGGTGCTCGGCCCTGTGGCCGAAAAGCGACAGCCCTCCCGGATCACCCATCGGCACCGCCAGCCGCGCATGCACGAACGACTTCCAGAAGTTCGTGTCGAAGAGCACGTGCCGAACGGCTCGTTTGCCGGTGACCACCGGGACGCGCCAGTTCAGCCCGACCCGCTCGCCCCGCTTGCGCTTGTAGTCGCTGAAGGGGAGGCTGCTCGCGCCGACGTACCGCCCGTGGCTGGGCGTCAGCACGCTGGCGTGCGGGCTCTGGCGGCAGAACTGATAGACCACGTCGGTGGACGATCCCCAGTTGGCATCTATCAGGCAGCGGTCGATCCTCACCATCGCGCCATCATCGCGCCGCCACTCGCGAGCAACCTTCTGTTCGATCAGACGCTCCAGCCCGCCGTAGATCGCGCCCTCGGCCCCGGCGCGGACGGACGCAGCGCCAAGCGTGCGCTTGATGTCGCGGAGCGTGAAGTACGCCTGCTTCTGGTCCGGCTCGGTGCCGTAGTCGATGACGTGCCCCGTGAAGTCGTCTTCCCACGCGGCCACCAGGTAGAACAGCGCCTTGCCCTGCACGTCCACAAACATCGTCAGGTGCGAGCAACCCAGGGGAACCAGCCCGCGGGCGTGACCGTTCACCTTGGCGGCGATCTGGTCGGCGCTCAGCAGGTCGTCGGCCACTTCGACCTCCGGGAGCGGCTCGTTCTGATACTCGGCGAAGAACGCCGCCTCGTTCTGCAGCCGCAGGTTCATCGCGTGCTGCACCGCGGAGAGTTCGTCGTGGTTGAATCGCTCGGGCCAAGCGATGTCCGCCCCCGCGTCCATCTCCGCGCGGTGGGCCTTGTAGAACGCGGTCGCCTCCGCTCCGCCCCGATCGGCCTTGAGCCCCTCGGCCCGCAGCCGGGCGTACTCGGCCCAAAGACGGTCGGCCGTGGGGAACGAGTACACCATCTTGGTCCGCTCGCCTTGCCACTGCGGGTGCTTGTCCCGGTCAAGAATGCGATCGGCCAGGTCGTCGGAGCGGACGACCGTCAGCGTCATGAGCCCGGCAATCTTCCGGCCCGGGCCGGCCAGCCCCAGGATCGCGCCGGCGAGGATCCGCTCGCGGTTGGCGCACTGCGACGGCGAGCGTGCGCTCTCGTCGGTCTGCGGGTCGTCAATCAGCACGAGCGACGGGCGCACGCTCACGCCGTCCACGCGCTTGTGCTTCATGCCGCGGATGCGCCCGGTGATCCCGGCGACGCGGATGATCGCGCCCGACGCCACCGAGCCCGAGATGGTGGGGAGCACGATCTCGCGGGCCGTCCAGCCGATGTGCGTCTGCTTGCCCTGATAGAGCTGGCCCGCGGCCCGCTGGTGGATGCCTTCGAGAGACCGAATGGGATGGCAGACCTCCGGGAAGTCGGCCCCGAGGATCTCGCTGTTCTCCAGCTCTGCCTTGATCGACTCGAGCATCCCCGCCGCGTGCTCCTCGTCGGAGCCGATGAGCGCCACGAACTCGCGGTGCCCGTACAGCAGCGCCCACAGGCACGCCACCTCGCACAGACTCGTCTTGCCCGAGCCGCGCGGCATCGCCATCGCGAACAGCCCGCCGTCCAGCACGGCCTGCTCGATCTTGGCGATGACCTTGAGGTGATCATCGGACCACTTGAGGTGGAACGTCTGCCCGAAGTACGTCTCGCAGAAGTACCGAAAGTCCTTCGCGGCCCGTGCACGTCGCGCGGGGGCAGCGACGGGAGGCAGGTCGCCGATGTCGCGGCCCGAGAGCGAGAGCATGGCGTTGCGGAGCCGAGCCCGCTCCTTCAGCGCCTCGTAGCCCGTGAGCCCCTCAGGCGTTCGAGCCGCTTCGGCCAGCGCATCGTGCCGCGTCGTCACCAGCCACGCCACGTAACGGAAGAGATCGACCTTGCCCGCGTCGCCATCGGCCGCGACACGGAAGCCCGCGCGCGTGCGATGCCGGTGGAGCTGCCGCTCGCTGATCACCTCGCCCAGCGGCGTGCTGTTGAGCAGTCGCGCGAGTTCGCCGGGCTTGAGTTGGCGCGGGTCAATCGCCACCGGCACCCCCCACAGACATCTCCTTCACGAGCCACGCGGCGTAGTGGACGAGGTTGATGGTGCCGTTGGCGTTCGTCGGCGCGCCCGCGTCGATGTCGGCGCGGAGCATCTCCTCGGTGATTGGCCTGCCGCCCGCTCCCCCAATCCGCGTGAGCACCCGCGCCGCGTCCGCGACGCCAAGCGCGGCGGGGTTGAGCCGCGAGGGTCCCTGTCCCGATGCGCCGTGGGGCCCGGAACTAGGCGCGTGTTCGGGAGTCATCGCGGACCTCCCGCGCACGGTTGCCCACATCGGTGGCGGACTTGCCCACATGTCGCAGAATCATCGAGAAATGCAGGCCGAAAGCCTTGCCTGTTCCCCATCAGCCGGCCAATGTGTGTCACACGCGAGCGGGAACAACCAAACCCCCGCACGCGACGGAGACCACGAACATGGACGCGACCACGAAGACCACGATCGACCTCACCAAGACCCTGGCCAAGGCCGGGTTCCGAATCCCCGCCATCGAACTCCACACGCCCGACGGACGCTGCTGGAACATCGCCACGGTCCCCGCCGGTCGCGGCCGCCACCTCGACGGGCACTGGGGCCCACGCCCCGGGTCGCTCGGCGGCTTCCGCCTCTTCGAGATCGACCGCGATACCGACGCACCCAACGAGCACGACGCGATCGACGGCGATACCTGGACCGCCGACGAACTGGTCGACTACCTCCGGGCGGTCGGCCAACCCAAGGACACGACGAGTTGGGACCGCAAGAACGACAACCACCCGACGACCTGAAGCCCGCGTAATGCGGGCTTCTCTGTTTAGCAGAGACCACGAACCCAAAGGAGCACGACCATGACGAAGCGCACACCCAAGACCACCAAGCCCGAACCGACCGCCGCCGAGACCTACGCCGCCCGCCGCAGCGACATCGCCCGCCTGATGGACGTGCTGCAGATGGAACTCGACAAGCACGCCGAGGGGGCCAAGGCCGACCCACGCAACTGGGGCTTCGCGGGAAGCCTCGGGAAGGTCCGCAGCGACCTGATCGATCTGGTCGGGTTCCTCAGCAACATGGACCCCGAGCACGTCGAGGCCTTTCTGAACGACGCCGAGTGACCCGAACCACCAACTGCTAGGAGCAACGCCATGAACATCAGAACGATCGTGATCGAAGGCATCGAGAAGGACTTGAAGATCAGCCGCACCGAGCGCGGCGCGGAGGTGACCATCGAGCAGAACACGCGCCACGCGGGCAGGCAGGACATCTGCATCGCGCACATCGCCCGCGACGAGAACCGGGAGAGCCGCTACGCGAAAGCCACCGAGGTCGCCAAGTTGGTCTACGGCACCGACCGCCGGGGCCAAGCCGCCGCCACCAACTCGATGGTCCACGACGTGCTCAACGAGATGGAGCGCGTCGCGGGCTGCTGACACACGCCACGCGGCGTCGCGGGAAACCGCGACCGCCACGCTTCCCCGTAGCGATGTGCGACGGGGTTCCGCACCAGACAGAAGGAGTTCAACATGGCTCGCAAAGGCACGATCAAGAACATGGGCAAGGTCAAGAACGAGATGAGCGACGCGTGGAAGGCCCGCAAGGCCGCGAAGAGCGCTCCGCCCGCCACGGCATCCGCCAAGACCGAGCGCCTCCGCAAGGCGGCGCTCGCGGAGATCAACAACCGGCTGGCGGACGGGAAGCAGGACCACGAGGTCCCCACCGCCAAGGAGGTCGCCAACAACGCGGCCGTCGAGGCGTCCGCCAAGGGCAAGAAGGCCACGGCCCCCAAAACGCCGAAGACTCCGAAGCCCGCGAAGGAGCCGAAGGCCAAGCGCGTCAGCGCCCTCGACGCGGCTGCGCAGGTGCTCGCCACGAGCGAGGTGCCGATGCGGGCGAAGGAGATGATCGCCGCGATGGAGGCGAAGGGCCTGTGGACGAGCCCCGGTGGGAAGACGCCCGAGGCCACGCTTTACGCCGCCATCATCCGCGAGATCGCCGCTAAGGGCACCGCCGCCCGCTTCAAGAAGCACGAACGCGGAGTCTTCGTCGCGGGGAAGGGAGCCTGAACCATGAGCGCCACCCCCGCTCCCCAGCCCGCGCCGACCCAAGCCCAACTCGATGCCGTGCTGCAGGCCGCCCTGTACCTCCTCGGCGCACGGCAGGACCGGATGCTCACCATCGAGGAATGGACGGACCTGGCGCGGGCTGTTGCCGCCTGCCAAGAGCGCAAGACGGCCGATTACCTCACCGAGCACGACCTCGAGGACATCGCCGAGCGCTATGCCCTTGAATGGGACGAAGCGACCGACGGGGCTCTGCCCACGCTCGACGACGAGTGAGGCGTTCATCACGCCTTGCTCCCAGCCGCGACCCGCTTGTGGGTGGTCGCGGCTTTCTCTTCGGTCACACCCTTGGCCGGGAGCCGCTCCGCCTTGCGGCCCGTGAACTTCTCCCAACGCTGCACGATCACGTCGCAGTAGAGCGTGTCGAGTTCCATGAGAAACGCGCTCCGCCCGGTCATCTCTGCGCCGATGAGCGTGCTCCCGCTGCCGCCGAAGAGGTCGAGCACGTTCTCGCCGGGACGCGATGAGAACTCGATGGAGCGGCGGGCCAACTCCACGGGCTTCTCCGTGAGGTGAACCATGCTCTGCGGGTTGACCTTCTTGATCGACCAGGTGTCCGGCACGTTGGCAGGGCCAAAGAAGCGATGGGCCGCGCCTTCCTTCCAGCCGTAGAAGCACCACTCGTGATTGCCCATGAAGTCCTTCCGCGTGAGCACCGGGTGCTCTTTGATTCAGATGATCGCCTGCGCGAAGTAGAGCTCGCAGCGTTTGAGCACTGGCGGGTAGTTGCCGCAGTTGGCGTAGCCGCCCCAGATGTAGAACGTGCTGCCGGGGATCAGCACGCGGGTGATGTTGCCGAACCAAGCGGCGAGAAGCCGATCGAACTCGTCGTCCGACACAAAATCGTTGGCCAGCGGCCGGTCCTTGGCGCGGAGCTTCTTGTGCGTGGCGCGGCTCTTCTCGGGGTAGCGGTTGAGGTCAGCGCTCTGCTGGTCGTGCTGGTCGGCCTTGCCCGGCAACGCGAACGAGCTCAGGCCGGCAACGATCGCGTTGTTGGAGCGCGGCTCGACCTTCACGTTGTACGGCGGATCGGTGTTGACGAGGTGGATCGGCTGGCCATCAAGCAGACGGTCCAGGTCCTCGGGCTTGGACGAGTCGCCGCACATCAGGCGGTGGTTGCCGAGCACCCAGATGTCGCCGGGAACGGTGGTCGCGGCGTCCGGCGCGCCCGGCACGTCATCGGGATCGGTCAAACCCTCGCTGCCCGCGGGGGCCATGATGGCGCTGAGATCCTCAGCGGTGAAACCGAGCAGCGCGAGATCGAAGTCCACGCCCTTGAGGTCGGCCAGCTCCAGAGGCAGGAGCTCCATGTCCCACGACGTCAGCGTGGCGACCTTGTTGTCGGCGATGCGCAGCGCCTTGACCTGGTCGGGCGTGAGATCCGTCGCGCGGATCGTCGGCACCTCCTTGAGGCCGAGCTTTCGCGCGGCGCGAAGCCGCGTGTGCCCGGCGATGATCACGCCCTCAGCGTCGATCAGGATCGGCACCTTGAAGCCGAACGCCTCGATGCTCTTAGCGACAGCATCGATCGCGGCGTCGTTGATGGTGCGAGGGTTGCGGTCGTACTCGTGGACCGCGTCGATGGGAAGCGTTTCGATGTTCATAGCGATCTCCGTCGTGAGCGCCGGCGCGGCGCATGGGGCGTCGAGGTGGCCCGCCGCACACGCGGTGGGTCCGGGGGTCGGTGGATCGCTGGTTGGTTGGCTGGATCGCTCGGGCAGTCGGGCCCGTCCGGGGGCGGATTCCGCCCGCTTGTGACCCGCTACGGGCCCCGCCCGTTGGCCACGGGTTCGCCCACGTTGGCCCACGTCGCGTTCCTGGCGGGCGGGTCTACCAACCCCGCCAGGCGTCCGGTACGCACGCGGGCGGGCGAAAGAAACTCATTCGCCGATTGCGGCTGTTCCCGCGGGCCAAGCGACGCGATTCCTGGCGGGAAGGAACCATGCCCCCCAGGCTTCCCCCTTGGTAGGCTTCCGGCTGTAAGGCCCCCGCTAGGCGCGGCCTGGCACACGACCTGCACGGGCGAACTCGTCGGGGGACTTCTTTCACCTTCTTTCACCATTTCACCCCCCCCCTCGCGCAGACACACACATACGCGCACGCGGGGGTGGGGGAAAGAAGGTGAAAGAGGGAAAGAAGTGTGTGTATGTGTCTAGAGCCCGCATTTTGCCTCCACTTCTTTCACCCTTCCTTCACCTTCTTTCTCCGCCAAGCGGTAGATCAGCGCCGACCGGCCCGCCGTCGACTCCGAATCCACGAGCACGTCCCCGCGCTGCACGAGCGTTTCGACGAGGTCGTGGAACGAGCGGGAGTCCATCTTCATCCGCTTGAGCAGCACGCTGTGCGGCAGCGCGCCGTCGGGGGCCTCGCGGATCTTCCGCATCGCGCGAAGGGCGAGCTCATCGAAGGGCGTCTCGGCGGCGTGGTTGGCGGCCATGAACAGCATCCGCCTGGTCTGGTGCATCACCAGCCGCGAGGCCCACCGCACCGCCTCGACGCCGATCGCGGGCTCCTCGTGGTTCTCGCTGACGGCGTAGAGCAGCGCCAGCTTGCGGGTCTGCTCGCTGGCCCGCCCCCACACCGTCGTCGCGACGGCGTCGCGCCGTCCCTCGGCTTCGCCGTACGCCTGCTCGGCGGCCTTGCGCAGCTCGACGAGCAGCGTGCGGGCCTCGTCGGTGTGCGGCACGACGCGCGGCGTGGGGTGGGCGTTGGCGAGGTTGCCCGGCCCGGCGCGCAGGTCCGACCACCACTTGGCCGTCGCGAGCACGCGCTCGGGCAGGTCGCTGACGGTCGGCTCCTGGCCAGCCCCGCGCGGGCCGGCTTCCAGGATCAGCATGCGAGCGAAGAGCCCGTTGGTGAGCATCCGCTCCGAGAGCGCCGCGTAGTAGTGGTTCGGGATCGCCGTTCCGAAGAGCACCAGGCACGGCTGGTTGATCACGCCCGGCTCGCTCTGCCCGGCCTTGCGGCGCATCGGGAAGACCGAGTTGGAGGCCGAGTACATCGTCAGCAGCGTGCCCATGATCGACTCAAACCGCGCGTCTCGGGCACGGTTGATCGACTGCAGCAGGCCGTCGATCTCGTCGGTCTGGAAGAGCATCGACGGCGTGCCGTGGAGCGCGTCCTGCACGCCTTCGCCGGAGGCCAGGCGGTCGCCCAGCCCGGTGCCGAGGTCGACGGCCTGGAGCACGCGGGCGTTGATCTTGCGGGGCCAGTCCTTGCCGGAGGAGGAGTGCGCCAGGCCGAGCAGGTACATGTTGGTGCGGTTGTCGCCGGGGTCGCGGACTTTGCGGCCCGCCAGGAAGGCCTGCAGCGCCAGCGCGCCGCAGAACGCCAGCGTCTGGCTCGGGTAGGGCGCGGTGGCGAGGCAGTAGTCCATCACCTCGCCGACGAAGCCCGGGACGCGCAGGGCCTCGGGCGGGAGCAGGCCCGGGTCCTCCGGCGGTGGTGGCGACGGGGCATCCATTTCCAGCGTTCGCCCCCGAACGACCAGGCGCGACAGATCAACTCCGCCGAGGTCTTCCACTCGCTCTGCGTCGCGCAACCATCCGTGCGGGCGGTCGTGCGGCTTGCTCGCCGCATCGCTGACCTTGTGGCGAAGTTCCTTCTCCGACCACGGCGGGTCGCAGCGCAGGTTGTAGCGGTCGGCCAGGAGCCGGAACGCAGTGTCGGCGTCGAGGCCGAACCCATGCACCATCGCCGTGGCGGCCGCATAGGTCTGGCCGTGGCCGCCCGAGCCAGAGATCGCGGGCGGGATGCGGTCGAGGTACGCCGCGGCGCGGCGGAGCAGGGCGTCGCCGGCTGGGAACGTCGGCGTTCCTAGCGCCTCTGGCTGTGAACGTGGCCGTTCCTTGCGCCCGTGCCGGGATTCGGTCACAGCCTCGGCCAGCGCCGCAACTGCGGCGGCCAGTTCCCCGGCGTCGACCACGGCTGGTTCGCCGTCGAGCGGGTCGTAGGGCTCCCCGCTGGGATGGATGCTCGGGCCGACGACCGTCTGCGCCCCGGTGCTCCGCAGCTCGACGATCATCTTCTTCGACACTGGGTCCTGGTGCTTGCGGGTCTTCATCCCCTCGCACACGTACCACCAGTGCGACGCGGGCTTGCCCGGCCGCCCGGACATCGCGCCCGTCGGCGGCAGGAACTTGGGCGCGAGCGCGACCGCCTCCTCGCAGTCGAGGTCCACATCCACCAGCCACCCGCTCGGTTCGCCCAGGAGCACGCCGATGTTGCCGGTGCCGTTGAAGTGCGCCGGCAGATCGGGTTCGGACAGGCGCAGGTCCGTCCACCCCTTGAGCACGGGGATCTTCTTCCGCGCGGGCACAGGGATGACCGCGTACCCGCGAGCGAGGTACGTGCGAGCCGAATCGAGCAGGATGGAGGGGCCATCGCTCATCAGAAGGGGATCTCGTCTTCGGGGATGCCGTACGTCATGCCCGCGGGCTCCGGCGGCCGCGCCGGCAGGCCCTCGTCGCTATCAAGGCGCGGAGGCATATCGCCGAGCACGTGCTGCGTCACGCGCTCGAACTGGTCGCCGGCCTTCTTCTCGACCGTGATGGAGAGCGTCGGCGCGAGCGCCCCGGCCTTGGCCATCTCGACCGCCTCCTCCGTGCCGCCGGGCACAGGCTCGACCGAGCGGGCCCGCCACCAGGCCTCCGCCTTCGTGTGCGCGTAGCCGGTGTGGTCGAAGCAGACCCACTCGCGGAAGAAGCGGTTGAAGCCGACGCGGTACTCGACGCGCATGGTCAGCGGTGCGGACGGGTCGCTGCGCTTGGAGTGCACGTGGTACGTCGTCTCGCTGACGCGGTGCTCTTCGCGCGTGGTCTGGCCGCTGAGGATGCCCTCGGTGCTGGCCTTCGCCTCGTGCTGCTGCCTGTTCGGCTCGGGGAACTGGTGGCCGCACTGCGGGCAGGTCTGGTAGCCCGCGGCGATGAGGGCCTGGCAGTTGGGGCACTCTTTCGCCGACGCTTCACCGTCGCCGCGATCGTCGGTGGCGATGCGGATCGCGTCGACCGGGCCGTGGCGGAGCACGTTGCCGCCGAAGTCCAGGACGAGGCAGTCGTTCTTGCCGGGGTGGAGTCGGAAGCCCCGGCCCACCATCTGGTAGTACAGGCCCGGCGACATCGTCGGACGCACCAGCGCGACGCAGTCGATGTGCGGGGCGTCGAAGCCGGTCGTCAGCACGTTCACGTTGCACAGGTACTTGAGCCCCCCCTCCCCGCCCGCTCGGAAGCGGCCGAGGATCGCCGCACGCACGCCGTCGGGGGTGTCGCCGGTGACGAAGCCGCACTCGATGCCGTGCTTGGCCTTGAGCACATCGACGATGTGCTGCCCGTGGCGGATGCCCGAGGAGAAGATCAGCGTGGCGCTGCGATCCTTGGTGTGCGCAGCGATCTCGGCGCACGCCCCTTCGACCAGCCCCTCCTTGTCCATGAGGTCCTCGACCTCGCTGGCGACGAACTCGCCGGCGCGGACGTGCAGGTCGTCGGTGCTGATCTTCTGCAATCCCGCCTTGGTCTTCAGCGGCGACAGGAAGCCCTGCACGATCAGCTCGCGGACGCCGACCTCGTAGCAGACGTGGTTGAGGATGTTGTGGGGGGCGGCGGCGCAGATCGAGCCCGACTTCATGCGGTACGGCGTCGCGGTCAGCCCGACGACGCGGACGTTGGGGTTCACCACCTTGGCGTCGGCGATGAACTGGCGGTACATCCCGTCGTCCTCGGCGGGGACCATGTGCGCCTCATCGACGATGATGAGATCGACGGGGCCGAGGTCGCAGGCCTTCTTCCAGATCGACTGAATGCCCGCGACCGTGACGGCGTAGCCGAGGTCCTTGCGCTTGAGTCCAGCCGAGTAGATGCCCATCGGCACGTCGGGCGCGATGACGCGAAGCTTGTCGGCCGCCTGCTCGAGGAGTTCCTTCACGTGCGCCAGCAGCACGACGCGTCCGCCCCAGTGGCCGACCGCGTCGCGGCAGATCGTGGCGATGATCGGCGTCTTGCCCCCGCCGGTCGGGATGACAACGCAGGGGTTGTCATCCCGCTCCCGGAGGTGCGCGTAGACCCGGTCCACCGCTTCGCGCTGGTAGGGGCGGAGCTCGATGCGGGGCCCCGAGGTGGTCGCGGCGATCATCAGCGTGCCACCTCCTCGGGCAGGGGGAAGTGCTCCTGGGTTGCCGCGTACAGCCGGGAGATCGGCTCTCCCTTGAGGAACGCGACGAGGGCCCGCTGCGTCTTGGTGTACCGCTCGTGCCCGGCCTGCCGCGAGTGGCTTGCCTTCTCGCACAGGAACTGGCGGAGCAGCACCACGGCCACGGCCCCGCCCTCGGGCACCACGCCCATCCCGAGCATCCGTCCGAAGTCGCGGAGCCGGTCGTGATCGCACGAGTAGTACGCCCGTCCGATGACCGCCCGGGTCGAGGCGCACGCAATCGCTCGGGCGCGCGGCAGCGCCTCGACCGCGAACTTGACCGCGGCGGCGTGCTTGCCCAGCGCGTCGGCCGCCTGGGAGGACGTGAGGGCGACAGGCCCGGCGAGCCCGCCGAGCATCGCGCGGAGCACGGCCATGTCCGTCGTGCCCACATCTCCGTGCCCGCCGCTGAGGCGGAGGACGTCGCAGAGCGTGCGGGGCTTCCCGCAGTCGATCGCCATCAGTGCCTCGCGGGTGACGTTGCGCCACACGTGCATCTCGACGGGCGTCTCGGACATCACCACCGCCCAGAGCCGGTGCTGGCCGTCGAGCAGGATGCCGCTGGGGTCGAAGGCGATGCCCTCGTGCGTCAGCTTCCATTCGCCGCTGGCCATGTCGCGGGCGAGTCGCTGGACGTGCGCATCGCTGACCTTGCGATTGCTGGTGTTGGCGTTGTCGAGCCAGTCCATCGCCATCGCGGGGGTCACCAGCACGCGGGTGACCGTCGGCTCGGGGCCGGAAGGGGGGAGCGTGGCGTTGCGAGAGGCGCGCCGGGCCCGCTCGACAGCAGTGTCGGCGGCGGCGGTACCGTTCAGAGCGAATCGCGGGGTCATCGTGGTCATTCGGCGTCTCCTTCAAGGCATTGGGTGAGTTCGGGGATCAGGGCGCGGACAAACGCCGCGCCCAACGTGCTCAGCAGGCTGCGGGCCGCCCACCGCGGGTCGTGGGGCAGCTCGATGGCCGTCTTCTTGGTCGGAGTGGAGTGCCCGCGGACCGGCGTCATCGCGCTCGGGGCGAGCCCGCCGCGGGCGTGAGCGGGACCAGAGGTGTTCCGGCGGCCGATGTTCCTGGTCTTCATCACGGCCTTGGTGCCATGCTTGGTGGTGTATGCGCGGTCGGTCTGGGTGGGCTCACTTAACGAGTCGTTAAGTGAGGCCCGCATTCGGTTCACGAGATCAAGGCTGACGCGGCATCGCTTCGCGATCTCGCTGTTGGACCACGGGTTCCCGCGGTCGTCCTTCGCGACCAGCTTGTTGGTCAGCATTGTCAATACGGCCTTGCGCTTGTCGGCGTTGGTCCGACGCAGCCCGTGCTCGACATTGGCCGAGAGCGAGTGCAGCACGGCGTCCCGTAGCGTGCCCTCGCGCACCTCAGCGGCGATCGTCTCCCGACCGCAGCGCCGGTGGGCGTGGAACCGGTGGAAGCCGTCGACCAGCCACAGACTCGCGCCGTCGCGGACCACCACCACCGGCGGGAAGACCGCGCCGTCGCGCAGTGCGTCGGCGTACTCGGACACTGTCTCCTCCGAGATCGCTTCCCGCAGCTGCGTGCCGCCGTTGATCTTGAGGTTCGCGAGGCTCAGTTCTTCAATGCTCATGCTCGGTCTCCAATCCCTGGTGAGCGATGGGCTCGATCACCACTCGCACCAGCCCGCCCGGCGTCACCGGGCCGCGCTCGATGACGAGACGGTCGATCTGAGAGTCGTCGTGGTACGCGCCGGCCTTCGCCAGCGCATCGAGAAGGGCTTTCTGCACGTTGTCGAGGTCGCGGCGCCGGTTGTCGGGCGGGCAGACGGTGACACGCACCTCCAGCCGGCCGTTCACCCGAACGATCCGCCTCGCCGCGAGGGCGGCGCACACGCTCGCGCGGTAGCGCCGACCCTCGCGGCTCAGCACGGTCCTGGAGCCCATCCGCCGCCAGATGTGATTGACACTCGGCGGGTACGGGAGCTCGAGGACGCGACCAGATGAACTTGGGGGGGTCAGCGCTTCCAGGGCGGCGTCCCTCCCGGCCCGACGCCGACGGGAGCGCGGGCGCTCACCAGCGCGCCGCCGCCGCCCTTCTTGGCGTATCCCTTGATGACGTTGGTGAACTCACCGTTGTCGTCGCGCTTCTTCAGCCCGACGTTGATCTCCAGGGGAACGTTGTGGAGCTCGACCGAGTCTTTGGGCTGCATCACGCCGATGGCGCGGCAGATGGCCGAGAGCTCGCCGCGAGCGATCTTGACCGTCATCTCGCTCTTGTTCTCGAGGTTGAGGCGGGCCCAGACCAGGCGGCCCTTGAACTCGCCGTCGATGACCTGGAAGGTGAGCTGCAGGTACTTGCCAACGCCGGTCTTGGTCGGCTTGAGCTCCGACTCGGAGATGACGGCGAGGTACTTGCCCGCGGGGAGCGGATCGAGCGCGACGGACGGGTCGACTTGGTTCGCGTCAAAGTTGTTCAGAGTGGCCATGAGTCAGTTCCTTTGCGGTTGGCGATGAACGGATGAGGGATGGACAACGGCAACGGTGGTCAGGCCGCAGCGGTGTTGTCGGTGGTGGGGGAAGGGGTGGCGACGGCGGCGGAGGGGTCCTCGCCGCGCACGAGCGCAGCGAAGACGCGATAGTCCAGCGGGATCTCTTCAGGCAGGCCCAAGCGGTTCTTGGCGACGTGCGCCGGACGCTCGACGGTGCGGATGATCCGCTCGCCCGTGCTCACGCCGTTGTGCTTGGCCTTGTTGAACCCCTCGTCGACCTTGACGGTGTGGACCTTGTACGTGGCGAAGAGCACTTCGTCGGCCCACTCCTGCACCAGCGCCGACGCGAGCTTGTGCAGGCGCGGCGAGTAGCGGTCGTACGGCACGGTCTCGGGGTTCTCGAACTTCTCGATCTTGGCGTGGGCGATGAGGACCACCGTCATGCCGCGATCGCTGCGGAGCGCATCGAGCGCACCGAGAACGGCTCGCCACTTGTCGATGGCGAACGAGAAGCCCTTGGCGTAGCCGATCTTCTCGATGTTCTCGACGTTCTCGTCGGCGCACACCTCGGCCCAGATCAGGCGCTCGAGCCAGTCGAGGCTGTCGATGACGACGGTGCGGTAGTCGTGGTCACCCGAGTACAGGGACTCGAGCGCCGCCATCACCTCGCCGAGACTACGGGCCAGCGGGAAGCTCTCGCAGTCGATGTCGGCCAGGCCGTCCTCGGTGGGAACGAAGATGGGCTTCTCGGCCATCGCGCCGAAGGTGCTCTTGCCGATGCCGTGTGTGCCGTAGAGCATCACGCGGCGCGGGCGGGCCTTGCGGCCCTTGCTGATCTGGTTCATGAGGGTGTGGGGGGTTGCGGATGAGGTCGTGGGCATGGGATCTCCGTGCTTGGGAAGTGAGGAATCGAGGTCGTGGGGCCAGATGTCGCGGGTGAACGCGCCCTGGCCGAGTCGGACGAGCGGGAGGTGGCGGGTCACGCGCCGGCGCTCGCGGGCACCTGCGCGGCAGCGCCGCCGCGCGGACCTTTCTCGACGGGACGGCTGACGCTGAAGGCGTCGTCACCAAACTCGTGGATGCAGAACCCGGTGAAGACGCGGGTCACCGCCCGTCCGGTCTCGGTGTCGCCGTCGACGACGATCACGCGACTGTCCCGGTCGATCGCGTAGCCCGCGTCGAGACGGATGGCGGCCAGACCCTGCAGGCATCCGACCGCGAGGATGGATAGCGCCAGCGTCTGCTCGACCTCGTCGATGTCGACGCGGTGCACGAATTCGAAGCGGTACACGGTGCGGGGCTGGGTCGTCATGGGGTCCTCCGACGCGGAACTGCATTCCGCCATAGAGCTACTAACCCGTTGGGTCGCGATTTCACGACAGGTACTCGTGGATTTCCGCTTTTCCCATCTGCGCGCGGATCCGGCTGACGGCGTACTCCAGCGTGGCGCGGGGCGTGCGGAGCTGTCGCGCGGCTTCCGAGACCGTCTCGCGCAGCAGCTGGTCGCACACGCGGCGGTCCCGCTCGGTCATGGCGCTCATCACGCCGCGCACGTCGGCGCGGATGCACGTGTCGCGGATGCTGTCGCGCTCGCCAACCGCGTCGTCGCAGCTGATCGACATCGCGGCCTGCGGGCCGCGCTTGGCGCGCTTGGCATCGCGGAGAATCTTGCAGAGCTTCCGCTCAACGACTCGCTCGACGAACGCCTCGGCCGATCCGCGGCTCGGGTTGAAGCGGCTCCATCGAACCACGACCTCCAGGAGCAGATCCTGCTCGAGGTCCTTGCGGTTGTTCACGGCCGGGCTTGGGATGACCCGGGCGAGCTGCTTGGCCTTGATGCGGACGAGGGACTGGGCGAAGGTGAGGGTGGCTGGATCGATCGCGCGGGTGGGCATGGGGCCGGACCTTCCTGGCATGGCCAGAAAGCCCCGGGGGGCGACAGGTCCGGAGGGATGCCCCCCGGGGCGTGGATGGACGACGGGTGCGGGCCTGTCGTCCCCGACTGGCGAAAACTCGATTTGCAGGCTCGTCAAAGCCCATGCCGCCCGTGCGGAAGGGGCTCATTGGCCGGGCAATCCGGGCAGGGCGGCGCGTCAGAATTTCTCAGAGAATCCGCGCGGTCCGGTATCGAAAACTCGATGGGGCGTCAGGATGGCTGCCCGGGCGTGGCAGACGGGGCGGGCAAGGCCGATAATCGGGTGTTCAACCCGCGAAAACGGCTGCGGGAAGCGCGGTTTGGCCCGAACCCGGACATGCGCCTTGACGAATATAGCCGATATGGAATACTGTGATGTGGGAAGTCGAGTACACGGACGAGTTCGGGGCTTGGTGGCAGACCCTTCCCGAGGACGTTCAGGAGTCGATCGCCCACGACATCGGGATTCTGGAGGCCGTCGGCCCAGGTCTCGGGCGGCCGCAGGTGGACACGGTCAAGGGATCGCGCCACTCGAACATGAAGGAGCTTCGCACGCAGCACGATGGCGAGCCGTACCGCACGTTCTTCGCCTTCGACCCCCGCCGGTGCGCGATCCTGCTCATCGGCGGCAACAAGACCGGGGACAAGCGGTTCTATGACAAGCTCATCCCCCAAGCCGACGACCTCTACGACGAGCACCTCGCCCAACTGAAGCGTGAAGGACTGATCTGAACTGGGAGCGCAGCAATGGCCAACAAGTGGAACGACCTGAAGCGAAAGATGAGCCCCCAGGCGCAGGCTCGCGTTGACGCTCGCGTCAAGGCGACGCTGCAGACGATGCCGCTGGCGGAGATCCGCAAGGCGATCGGCATGACGCAGGCCGATCTGGCTGGCAGGTTGGACGTCGCCCAGGGGAGCGTGTCCAAGTTTGAGAACGCCGCCGACATGTACCTCACGACGCTCCGCAAGTACGTCGAGGCGCTCGGGGGCGAACTCCACCTGACCGCGAAGTTCGCCGACGGACGCGAGCTTGAGATTCAGCACCTCACCGAGATGGCCGCGCGGTAGCGTCTGGCGAGGGATTAGTAGCCAAGGCCCAGACGCTGTGACTCCGCAGCGAGCTCGTCGAGCGCCCTCGACCGGTCGGTATCAATCCGCCGCTTGAAGTCCATGAGGTCCTTGAGCAGGATCCGTCGGTGGGTCCCGATGAGTCGGTGAGGCAGCTGATCCGCTTCGATCTGCTTGATCAAGAACGGTCTGGAAACACCCAGCAGCTTCGCGGCCTGCTGGGTTGTGAGTTCGACCTGAAACGAGGCCAGCGCGACGGCGCTGCCTGTCGCCATTTCTGAAAGCAGCCTTACGAGCAGCCTGACCGCCGGTGCTGGCAGCACAATCGCTTCAGCCTTGGCATGTCTGGCCAGACCGATGCGGAGTGGCTGACGTCGGTTGGCGTACCGAGCCAGCCGTTCGCTGGACGTCTTCGCGAGCAATCCCTCGGCCTTCGTCGTGGTGACGGTCTCGATGATTCTCATGAACTCGTTTGGCATGCGATGCTCCTCCGGACTTTAGCGGCCAATCGCAGCAAACGCAGCGACCGAATCGCCTGCAACGCCGACGCGCCGCCTTTCGAGCGAGCTCACCGGGTGTGACGACACGCTCGGTCCTCGACCGATTGAACCCGGAAAGCACACTTCCAGTCCTTGCCGTCGAGCACGATCGGCTCCCCTTCGATTCCAAAGAACGCCGTCAGCGACTTGACGAGCGTCTCCTTGCGCTTCTGATAGTTCTTGGACGCGTTGCCCTTCTTCCAGCTGATGTGACCGTTGACCAAGCCGAACGCATGGAGCAGCTGCCATTGGAGATTGGGCTTCTTGGTTCGCGCATCGAGCAGGTTCATGCCAGCGGGATCAAGCTCCCGAACCTCTCCACGCACGGCGACGTGGACATTCTCCGCGCCGAGGAAGCGAATGGACACATCGGACCACGTTGAACCGCGGGGCGTAGGAAACGTCTTGACCTGCCTCGCCGTCGCCTTTGGCGGAGCGTGGAGAGCCAGGAACGACTCCAGGTGTTCGCGTAGCGGTTGGGCCGCGTGGAACACATTGTCCCCTCTCCACTCGAGCACTGAGTCGAGCGTGAGCCGGGCGGCTTCGCGCCCGGCGAGGAGCCGGTCCAGTTCATCGCTGCCGCCGCTACGGGTCGGTGTGACCAGCACGAACGGTCGCTGCGACCACGCCGCGATGTGCGCTGTGCTGCGCAGCAGATCGGCCGCGCTCCGCGTCGTGGCCAGGTACACAGCGAAGGTGGCGTCGTCGTCGATGAGTTCGCCCAGCCACCACAGCCGGTTGCCCATTCCGACCGAGGATGGCGTTCCCGTCAGCCCCAGCGCCGTCGCCACGCCCCGGAAGAGCGTGTCGGCGTCGAGCTGCCACAGCACGATGTCCTCACGCCGGATCGGCGCGGACTCGCACGTCTCGGGGTCGACCGCGACGATGTCGTCCTCGTCGTGGACGACCACCTTGCGGCCCTCGATCGTGCCCGGCCACGGCACCGACATGGCCAGTTCCTCCATCGGCCGCAGTAGCGGCTGGAGGAACTGGAGCTCGTCTCCCATGTGCTCGCGCCAGACCGAGCGCACTCCGGCCCAGCCCTGCACCCGCTCAAGCGACTGCCACAAGCGCATGGCCGCCTCCCTTCACGAATCCTCCACCACGCAGGAACATCTCGATGAGATCGGCGTCGGTGTCGCGGGTGTATGTCGCGCGGTTGCCGTGCCGGATCGTCACCGGCCTGGGCTTGCGGCCGTCTGTGAACCGCACCTCGAACGTGGCGGCGCTGAGCAGCGCGTCCTCGGGGATCGACTCGCGGGCGTGCTCGAGCGCCAGCAGCACGTCGTCGGCCTTCTCGACCTTCCGCCGGTGGAACGGGCCACCGACGTACATGATCAGCTCGATCAGCCGCACCGACGCCAGCCCCGTGATGTGCTTGCACGCGAGACTGTTCCGGCCGCGCGTTCGGAGCGGCTCCAGGTCGTACCGCTCCTGATCAGCGGGAAAGAAGTCGGCCCGGCCGAAGATGTGCTGGCCGACGAGTTGGCGGTACGCGGCGCACTCGCCCTTGGTCGCCGCATTGATCCGCAACTCCCACGTTCGGCGGTCGAAGACGATCAGCCCGTGGGCCATGGGCCGGTAGCGGACGCACCCCGGCTTGCCTTCGTCAAGGCTTCCCTCACGGCGATATGGGCCGCCGTGACGCACGAGGAACCGCACCTCATCGCCGTGGTCGAAGAAGAGCACTCTTGCCCCCGGCCCGCGGCGACGGGCCGCGTACCAGGCGACGACGCCCGCCTCCAGCGCCGCGAGCCGCTCGTCGCCCGGCGTCGCCCACGCCAGCGACGCGCCCGCCGCCGGGACGAACGTCTCGAACGAGCGCCGGCGCGAGACCGAGATCTCGGTGTGGCACCGCCGGACCAGATCGGGGTTCTCAACCCAGACGCGCGCCGCGATGTCCGCCGGCGACGCGTGGTCCTCCGGCAGCGCGATGCCCGCAACCTCGGCGGCGGCCTGAAGCGACTCCATGCCCATCGGCGTCGCCATCTCGTGCAGGTGCCAAAGGGCGTCGACCAGCTCGACCGGCAGACCGCCGATGTTGCTGAGCAGGGCGATCTCAACGCGCTCGACGTCGAGGTGCGCCGGATCGGTCGGCAGCATCACGCCGCTCGCGGCGAGGAAGGCGGCGTGCGGCCGCAGGAAGTCGATCAGGACGGCGGGGTCGACCTCCCGCAGCGCGTACGCGCTTGTGAACCTTCGGAACAACAGGCTGCTCATGAACCGGGCCTCCGCCTACGAGAAAGCCCCGGTCTCCACCCGGGGCGGTTGACCCGAGTGTATCCCAAACGATGCCACATAACCGGTATCTGTAAGGGTTCGACAGGGAATCCTGATTCCATCCACAACATCCGACAGTTACTCGATTTGCGCAGCCTTTGCCCGCATGGCGACCACGCCGTCCGGCGCGGGGCCTGACACCATGTCGTCAGTCCGATTGAGCGCCCGCCAGAGCCGCCGCTGGGTCGCCCAGTCAGGCTGCCGGGTCACCGGCCGCAGTTGCTTCTCGGTGATCCGATCCTTGCCGCTGTCGGGCGGCGCGAGGAAGAGCAGTTGCTCCTGAATGTCGGGCGCGAGATTGACCAGGTCCATGATCTGGCTGAGCCGCCCGCGGGTGACGTGGCCGAGCCGCGCGATCTCGGCGAAGTCCTTCACCTGCCCGCTCCGAACGAGCCAGTCGAATCGGAGCGCGAGCGCCATGAGCTTGGCCACGCGCGGCACCCGCCGAGGTGACCGGCCCGTCACGGGCTTCGGCACGGGGGGCGGTGGGTTGCCGACGCGCATCGTGCGGCTCGTGTTGACGCCGCTCTCGAAGCGGACCTTGAACGTGGCGCGATCGGGAAGGCTCATGGCTTGCACTCCGCGGCGAGTCGGGACGATTCGGGGTGGAAGACCAGCGTCACCTCGCCGGCCTTGCCGTCGTACTCGACGGTCTTGATCACCGAGCGGATCAGTTCGGAGCGCTCGCGCGTGCTGAGCTGGTCCCACAGCGGCTGGAACTCCGCGAACGCCGCGTCGACCTGGTCACGACGCAGCTCGTTCTTCGCGGCGTCGGCGAGTTCGTCCTCGATCTCGCGGATCTGCTCGCCGATCTGCCGCGAGCGCTCCGCCACCTCCGCCAATCGGTCGGCATTGCTGGAGGCCCCGGCGCGGCGCTCGTCGCTGGCGAGCCATCGGAGTTCCCGCTGCAGCGTGGCGCGGCGGTCCTCGAGTTGCGTCGCGAGCTCACGCGAGTGGGCGCGGGCGCGTTCGAGAATCACGCCCACCAGTTCCCGGTCGCGGCCGAGTGCCCGCAGCCGCTCGACCACGAACGACTCGAGCTGATCGGCGGGGATCGACTTGGACGGGCAGGTGTGGTAGCCCCGGCTCTGGGCCGCGTGGCAGGCGTAGTAGCGGTACGTGCGCTTGCCCGCCTTGGTCGTGAAGGTGTGCGACATCGGCTTGTCGCAGTTGCGGCACCGCACCAGGCCCTTGAGCAGCCCGTGGTGCGTGTTGCGGACGTCGCTCCCCTTGTCGCGTCCGTTGGCCTCCAGGATCGTCGCCGCCCGCTTCCACAGCGTGGGCTCGATGATCCCCTCGTGCTCGCCCTCAAACAACTGGTCGTGGTGCTGCACCTTGCCGAGGTAGGAGACGTTGGTCAGAATGCGGTGGACGTAGGGGTTGGTCAGCGGCAGGCCGCCGACTTTGGTCCCGTCTTTCTGGGTCCAGCTCTTGGTCGTCCAGCCCCGCTTGAGCGCCTCTTCGGTCGTCGCGCGAACCGAACGCGTCTCGATGTAGATCGCGAAGAGCTCCCGCACCCGGAAGGCCTCGTCGCGGTTGACGATGAGCTTCCCGCCCACCACGTCGTACCCGAGGATGGGCTTGCCGCCGAACCACTTGCCCTTGCGCCGAGTGGCCGCGATCTTGTCCCGGGTGCGCTCGGAGATGATCTCTCGCTCGAACTGGGCGAACGACAGCAGGATGTTCAGCGTCAGGCGTCCCATCGAGTGGGTGGTGTTGAACTGCTGCGTGACGCTGACGAAGGAGACCTTTTTGCGGTCGAAGACCTCCATGATCCGGGCGAAGTCCAGCAGCGAGCGGCTCAGGCGGTCGACCTTGTAGACAACCACGCAGTCGACCTTACCCGCGTCGATGTCAGCCATGAGCTGCTTCAGGCCCGGCCGCTCCATGTTGCCGCCGGTGTACCCGCCGTCGTCGTAGCGGTCGGGCAGGCACACCCACCCTTCGGACCGCTGGCTGCTGACGTAGAGCTCGCCGCTCTCGCGCTGTGCGTCGAGCGAGTTGAACTCTTGCTCGAGGCCCTCTTCGCTGCTCTTGCGGGTGTAGATCGCGCAGCGGATCAGCCCGGGCGTCTTGGAGGTCGCGGCCGCGTTCATGATGCAGCCTCCGCCCCAACCTCAGCCGACGCCCGTTCCTTCGACGCGATCTTCATCGCGTCGGCGAAGAACTTCGCGCCGTTCCAGTGGCTGCCAGTGATCGCGTTGGCCACCGCCGACAGCGAGCGGTAGACCTTGCCCTCGCACTCAAAGCCCTTGGGCAGCACGATCACGCTGTACGCCTTGCCCTTGTACGTGCGCCACAGTGTCGACCCGGCCAGCGGCACGTCGCTGGCCCGCTGGATGCGGAGCGAGGTGATGGCATGCTTGGGGAACGGCGCGGCGCTGATCCTCGCGGGCTCCGCGATCCCGCTCGGTGCCTGCAGGCGCAGGTCTGCGTCGTCGGCGATCTCCGCCGCGCGCTGGCGGGCTCGCTCGGAGAGGTCGCCCTCCGCGTCGGCCTGGAGCCGCCACGCGATCCGCTTGATCAGGTACGGACGGTTGTTGCACCGCGTGGGCTCGCCGAAGAGCTCGGCGAAGCGAGCCTTGAGCTGCGGCGTCTTGAGCGTTCCGAGCCGCTTGAGTTCTGCATGGATGTTCAGCGCCATGAAGGTCCTCCAGCCCGCTCGGCTCCGACATGGCCCGCGGCCGTGTCCGGATCGAGCGGGAGCGGACGATCAGGGCGATCATCTTCCGCAGGGTCAAGTCGATAGCTCTCGGGTTTTCGATGCTCCGCCGGCGCGATGCTGGCGGCCCGACTGGCGCGGACGCCCGCCCGAATCCGCTCCCGGTGCCAGCGGTGCACGGCGGCGGCCAGCGTGGCGATGACGGCCTCGCGCCGCTTGGCGGCGGAGTTCAGAGGGTCCTGCTGGGACACGAACGGCTCCTTCGCGGGTCAACAGCGACCCGCCAAAGAGCAACTAACCCGTTCGCGGACAGAATCCCGAAAGGAATCGGGCTGTGTCGAGCAGATCAGAATGGCCGAGCCCTCAGAGCGAAGGCTTGTCACAGGACCGCTTCGCTGCCATCGGGTCCAGTCGCTGCAGCAGCCCCGATTCAGGAAATCCGCTCACAATCTGTGTGCCGTTGTCCGTGATGATCACTTCCGATGACGGGTACGCGTCGCCTCTGAGTTCAAGTCCAGCGTGCCTGTCCGACAACAGGTGCACCCGCTGATTGCTCGACCCTCTCCACAGCAACCCATCGGTCTTGAGTTCTTTCACGAATCGGCCTGTCACGAGGACATCGAGACAGTCCAGTAGCCTCACTTGCTCAGCACTTGTGAGCTCTTCAATCTCATAGCCCGTAAACGCCATGAGCGATAGATTCTGCCGCAGAAGCTGCTCAGCCAATGATGCGAGCGGAGCAGCCTGGGCAAAGGGCTCACCGCCCGTGAACGTCACGCCGTCAATCGGCTGGCACCCGACGATCAGTGCGACAAGCTCACTTACTCCCATGATCCGTCGTGGCGAAAACGACCATGTATCCGGGTTCCAGCAGCCGGGACAGTGAAGCGGACACCCTTGGACCCAAAGGACGAAGCGATCGCCGGGCCCATTCACACTGCTCCGTGACAAACATCTGGCAACATTAATGAGGGGCTCGGTTTCCATCAGTAGACCCGCTTTGAGAGCACCAGTCTGATGCGTCCCTGCTCGACACGCTCCTCGATCCGATAGCCGCTGCTCTTGGCCTTCTCGATCACCGCCTGCCGTGTGGCCTCGACGAGTCGACGACGCTCCTCCTCGGCCGCGAGGCGTTGTTCCTCAGCCATTCGGCGGCTCTTCTCACTCTGATGAACCTCGTAGCGACTGCTCAGGCGTGCCAGCCACGCTGAACCGAAGCGAGACTGGTCGTATCCGCTCACGATCAGGCGAAAGCCGGTCGGTGTTCGAACGAATCCGACATCATTTGACGCGCTGCCGATGTGCTGGCGGCGGATGATGATGTGGGCTTGCTGCTCTCGCGCTGCTCCCTCGTAGCCAACCAGTGCCACCGCCTGTTGATGCACCTCCACCATAGAACGTGCAACGCCAAGGTCAGCCAGCGCATCGAGAAGGCTATCGGTATCGGTCATTGGAGTGGCGAGTTGCAGGTACGCGCTCATGGCCGCCCTCCGCTCTTCAGGTTGGCCTGGTTGGATGTCGACGCACTGGTCGGCCGATCCGCCTGCTTGCGATCGACGCTTACCCACACCCCGGGGCAATCGGCGAGGATCTTCTCGAGGTCCTTGATACACGCATCACCAACAAATCCATGTGCGTCGGCTTTGATCCGGCCTTGCTCGTCGATCTCAATCTCAATCCGCTGTTCTCGCATGGGTCACCTCTTTCGAGCCACGAGGCGTGCGTTGAGCCGTGCAGCCTCGGCTCGGGCAGGCTCGAGTTGCTCCCAAGCGTCGACCGCCAGGAAGCGGTCCGAACCTGCTTCCAGTAGCTCGCCAACCGACGGCAAGGCCTCCGCTGGAATCCGGAGTCCGGGCGACTCCCTAAGGGGTGCGGGAACAAACCCTTTGCCGCTTTTGCCCTTGGCATCATTGCTCTGCTTCAGTTTCAGACTGAAGGGCCGTTTCAGTGCCTGCTCTGGCTCACTCCGGCTGCCGTTCAGGCGTGCGATCTCGCTGCTGACCGATTTCAGTTCATCGTGGAGCTTCCGCTGCCGAGCCTTCCAATCCGACTCACTCTCCTCCTTGCCTTGCCCCCCCTTGATCTCCTCGTCAAGGGCTGCCTTGCGTTCCTTGGCGGCAGCGACACTGGCATCAATCACGCCGAGCCGCTGCCTGTGCTCAGCCTGGTCCTTCTCCCACTGCTCGCGTTGCTGCTGTTCGTCAGCCTTGGCGATATCGCTATCCACGCCACGGACATACTCCTGCACCGCCGATTCGAGCGCATCCAAACGCGCTACTGCGCCGCGAGCGGCGTCTACCGATCCGCCAGCGAGTTTCAGGGGTACGAGCAAATCATGCTCTGCCATCAACTCGCGACGCATTCGGTCAAGGCCAAGTACGCCCTCGAACCAGCGCCCAAGTGAGGACCTCGCCAGATCGCTGCGTTCGCCAGCGGACTTAAGCAGTTCGCCGCAGGACTTGACTCGCAAGGCAACGGACTTCTCCGCTTCATCCCACTGCTGGTAGAGGCCGCTGCGAACCGCCTTCGTTGGAGGTGATGGCGGAACATTCGTCCAGGCGAAGACGGCCTTGCGGACAAGCGCAGGTGCGTCCGGCCACTTTGCTGGCTCCTTGTTCGACACCTCTTCCAGTGTCTCGCAAGGAACCTCACCTGCCTTGATCTCTTCTTCCTCGATACATGGCTTGGCTCCAGCAGCGCCTGGAAGCCATACCGCCCCCGACAGCGTTCGCAGAGATGCCTCCCGGCGGAAGACTGCTGCTGGTGTGGCTTGGACTAGCGCATCGTGGAGCGGCCGCGCTTGGGACGGATTCAGTCTGACACGGAGGAGGAACTCGGCGATTGGCCATTCGATCACTCCTTCCGTTGGCGTGACCCACATGTCCGGCAGCTGAACCCCGAGGCTGACCACTTCCGACCCGGCCGCTACAAGTTCCGCCAACGCTGCATGTCCTTCGCCCGATGCCAGAGTCACGAGGCGTCGAGCCCGCTTCGGGAGGCCGGCGCTTCCACTCCGTACACAAACCGCGTCATTCGGAACAACTTCAGAATCCACTGGCCGGCGAAGCAAACGCACCGGACCGTCCGTGGGAGGGACGACATCTACTGGTCGGTCTTGGGGCGGCTCGAACGTCAACGCCTGTGACTTTGGCTCTGTCCATGCCTCATCCACAGCATGATGCCAGAACCAGTGAAGAGCAACGCGGACGAGCCCCGCGCTCTGAGCCTCGTCCAGTTCGACGATCCATTGGGGTGCTCCGGTCAGAATGGCTCCGCCGCAGAGCACGGCGCGCCGGGTTGCGAAGTTCACCACCGCTGGAATCAGCGGCAGCGACGTACGGCGTGCGAGCAGGAAGGACGACGCCCTCTCTCGCAGACCCGGATCTCGCTGTCCCGTCCCAAAGCCCAAGGAGCCCAGCACATACACCCGACGATCACCAACTGCGGCATCGAGCATGGCACGCGTGAGCGCACCGGGTCCTGCGTCCGACAGTACAAACATGGACGGCTGACTGGCATCGCCAACTACACGGCGGACGAGGTCGCTGGCCTGAGCACTCACGGGGTCGATCCAAGGACCGTTGAGAGCAAAGCGCCCTGCGGCCTCCGGGAAGCACTCCCATGCCATGGGCAGGCGCGCGTCGGAACGGTCAATCGCCTTGCTGCGCGGGTACGGCGCGATGGGGCCGCGTAGCGTGCTCAT